TTGGTTCTATTCATAATTATAATATTGTATAAAGGAGATTAAAAAATGTTTACTATTACAGACATCATCACTACAGTGGCTATGGTAATGGGTGCCATCAGCCTATTCTTATTTGGCTTCGGTAAACCACAACCTAAGTGGTTTACGTATTTAGAAATCCCAATCATCGTGGCAGCCCTAATTTTAGGGTTATTCATTGATGATACTGTATTATGATTTAACTAAAGGAGATTAAAATGAGATTTAATAAACCATACAAAGATATTGGGTTTGATAGATTATATGCTGTTCCAAGTAACCGATTGGAAAAAAGATTACTTGAAATATTTAAGTACGAGCTTATTAATGATGATGAAGAGTCCCTATGTAATTGGCATCCAGAGTTGCTAGGAAGGGAACTTTCATTAGACTATATGAAGGCTCTAGGATACACTTCAGTATATTATAATGGCCCTAATAAAAGATTGACTCAAGAGTTTGAAGGGGAGGAATATACTATTACGGCGATCCCTTCAGACTTAAAAGTAATCATTGCCGGTTACCGCATGTTGGGAAAACACCGCAAGGTGGCCCAAATATTAAGAGACGTTAAACGCGTCGATTACTACAATAATTAAAAAGAGAACCTTCGGGTTCTCTTTTTTTTGCTTTTACCTACTGACTATTTAACATTTATATAATGCAAATAGCTAATTCCACATTTATGTTTTTAAATAAGGAGCATAGTAAATGGCTAATGATATTAAAAAGATTGTAATTCGTCGACTCGAGTCCGATAATCAATACCATGTATATTATCCTCAAACGCTAGTTGATGGCTTACAAGATAATGAAGCAACACGCGAACACTTTGCTAATGCTGATATCCATGTAACAGCTGACCAACGTGCCAATGTGTTGAACAAGGGCCTTGTTCTTGATGATAAAGGCTTAGTACCTGATACGTTGATGGGTACTAAAGGTGTAGGTCTTCGTGACTATGCTAACTTCGCTGCATTGAAAGCAGCTGCCGACGTTAAAGTTGGTGAAATGGTAATGGTTCTCGACGCTCAAGATAATGATGATGTGTCTGCACGTCATGAAGGTTGGGAAATTGTTAAAGTAACTGGTACACCAGAAGCTAAGACATATGAATTCATTACCAAAGCTCAATTGATGGACTATGTGGTTCATCCAGACCATATCAATGGTATGTATACAAGCAATAAAGATGACATTGATGCTATGGTTGCTAATGACCATACACATGCTAATCTTGCTGTATTGAACACATTGACTGAAGAAAAATTAAATGCTTTGGCTAAAAAAGGTCAAACAGGTACCATTAAATATGGTGAAAATGTCGATACTTTAGATAATAAAGAAGGCGACATGGTTTACAAAGTAACTGGTGTTATTGCTGGTGAATAATAGAAATAGAGATATGCATAATGCATATCTCTATTCTTTTTGTATTTATATATTATATATAGGAAGAACTATTGAGGGAAAGGAGTTTCCTATGAGATACCATACTATGATATCTGTACTTAAAGTAGCAATCACTATACTTTGCCAAATTTTAGCTACTCTAATTAGTGCAATCATTATCAAACATATCTTATAGTAAACTGGACTTAGCCTCCGTCCATTTCCTTCTATTCTAATAAATAGGGTATTCATAGATATACTCAATAGTTCTATTATTTTGTAGTACTAGTAGTAAAAGGAGATTATATGTATGAAAAAGAACGATCTTGCTCTAATTAAATGGATTGATGAATTTGCTAAACAAGGGTATGTAACGATCAATCGTGGTAAACATTTGCCATTCCTATTTGATATAAAGATTTTCTCTTTAAAAGGACGTCGACATCTATCAATCATTCGATTGGATTATCGACCAGATTCATATGAGTGTGCAATGGCATGTGAAGATACACATCAAGTCAGTGACCCAGTTAATTTATATTCAATAGAAGAAGTCCAAGACTGGTGTAATACACATCGGGATTTCTTAGATAAGTGATAAATAGAGAATGGGTTTATTAACTCATTCTCTTTTTTTTTGTTAACTGTAAAAGTTCAATAAGTTGATTATATATTATAGATATGAATAAAGGTAATTTGTATTAATAAGGAGAAAGTAAATGACACAGTTAGATAAGGATTTGAATACGTTTTTAGAAGAAACATTTGGTAATAATCATAATGTCGTAATCCATGGAGCACATGGTTACACCTCTTATGGTTATACATGGTTGTATGATACCAAGGTATCCAACCATGACGTAACTAAGGCTTTATCAATTGTTCGCTTGGATGCCAAGCCGAACGTTTATGAAGCTACTGCTTTCGTTGTTGGTGAGCATGTCACTGAGAATGAGTACTTACTCGATTTTGAGGAATTAAAGGAATGGGTCTTAGCCCACAAGGATTTCTTGAACTCATAAAAATATAAAGAATACATCAAACTGATGTATTCTTTTTTTGCCAAAAATATGTGTAAAAGTACACTAGATTGTTTATATATATTATAATCATGAATAGAAACGGAAATATAGTTTCGATTAGACAAAAGAGTTCCGTAGATTCTGTTCAAAGATTTTTGTTATATTTTATACTTTTTACGAAAAAGGAGATTTAAAATGCGTGTTTTATTAGGTTTATTAGATGGTGTTTGTTTAGGTTTATTAGTGTACGCTGTGGCCCGTCCACAGTCAGTTGCACGATTAGTGGGTTGGGAAGGTCAATCTGAAGAAGGAGGTGAAGAATAATATGGAACAATTACTAACAGTCCAACATGGGAAAAAGATTTATATCAATATGTGCGGTAAGCACACTGTCAAGGTGTTTAACACCGAAACCAATGACCTCGTTCTCGAAGTTCCGTTCTCAGGTGTACAAGCTCGTAGAGCTGAATCATCTGAAATGGTGTCCGAAGACAACGGGTTACAAATGTTCCGCACAATTTACGGTGAAGTAGAGGGTCTTCCAGAAACACAAGATGACGTTGTCATCATCGTGTCGATGGCCGTAAGACAGGCATTGCCTGATCGTAAAGACCTAGCCTCTCCGGGCTCTCTTAGAAAGGATGAAGCTGGGCAGCCAACTGGCTGTTACGGCCTAAACTTCAACTAAGAGAAGAAAGAGAACTAGTCATTGACTAGTTCTCTTTTTTTTTATTTTTTTTGAATAGAGATGTGATAGATGTAGCCATATCCCGATACATATTACGTGGAGGTATATTATGGGTGGATGATACGCTACATCTATCACGAAGATAAGATTACACATTGCACAGAAAGAGGTTAAACAATGCGTACTTTATTGTTCTAAAATGATTAAAAGTTAATGTAATACCGTCCAACCTTTAATCTTGGCATTATTGATTAAATTCATTACTCGATTATCGGTAATATCAACATTCGTATTACGTACATCGACTGTTTTTGGATCATGGAGTTGATCTTTTAAACCCCCGATGACTTGTTCGAATGATTGGTTTGTAAGCTGAGTATTTGCAAAAGAAATGTTACAACCTATGCTATTCTGCTGACAGGACACATTTCTTAATTTAATACAACCATCAAAGATATTCTCTGCATTTGTACATTCGCTAAGATTGATATTACTAACAGTGGTTAGCTTTTCGCAGTTGCGGAACATAGATTCGCATGTTTTTGTCGATGGAATAGCTAAAGAGGTTACCACTTCTAAATCGATACAATTTTCGTACATAGAAATGGTATTCTCTACCATTGGTAATGCTACTCGTTGTGGAGTCGATAATAATGTACAATTTTGGTACATACTATGAGCATCTGTTACACGATGTAGTTCTAAACTAGGAATATTCACCAATGATGTGCAATCTTTAAACATCTCAGATGTATCGGTTAGCATCAATGTAGTGATATATGGAAAATACTTTAATGATGAGCAACCAAGGAACATACGTGATGCATTTTCCAATTTATCTGTTTGGAACGTGGGAATATCAGCCAGTGTTTCACAATTCATGAACATTTCTTTCATACTTTTAACTTCAGCTGTATCATACCAAGGTACTTTAACTAGATTATGACAATTCGCGAAGAAACGATCGAGTTTCGTTACCATATTACTCTTAATCTTAGGAGCAATTACCATCTCTTGATTATTTTCATAATAGCCAGTCATATCACCATGTAAGGTTAATGTATCTGGACGAATGACTTGTGCTTGATGAGGATAGGTATCTTGATTGTGGTCATGAATTGGGTCACCAAATGGAGTCAGTTTTGGGTTTTCTCGTTCCCCTGTTACGTACATAACTAAGTCACCTGGGAAGAGTTTATTACTCATCAAGTTATCAGTAACTTTATAGGATAGAACTTCTTCCCGTTTACGAATCTTAGTGGTACCAAAGTATAGATGGTCAAGAATCGCGGATAACTTATTCAACGCTTCCATAGCTTCATGTGTATGACCTTCTTGTCCCAATCGATCGATTTCATCTTTTGTAGATCTAAATGGTGCTCCTAAATCAGCCCAAGAGAAACTGAATTCGATGGACTCTTCTTCGGCCATCTTATCCCAGTTCTCTAGGTAACTAGAATCTCCACCTTTGAATCGGTATGTTGCCCAACTATGGGCTTTCTTAACAGTATCATCACCTTTAGAGGCATCTAACACCATAGCCATAGTACCAATATCGTGCACTGGGTCTAGTTTAGAACGGATTAACATCTGTACGATATTCTTATATTCCCGATTAATCCCAACAAGAATTGGGTTATATTGGTCATCTTTCAAATACCCAGTTGGTTCTAGGATAGCAAATCCTAATGGTTTATTACCATGGGCTAAGATGATATGATCTTTCTTAGTAGCATGCACGATTTGACTTCGTACATGGTCTAATACAGTATCTTTTTGTTTATTGATATAGACGCCTTCGGCGAATGTCTTAGGAATCTGAATATCAAGATCATCTCCACTAGAGTTCTCACCTCTTATAAGGAGAGATATTTTATATTCATTAAACTCTCTAAGCATATATGCATTCTCCTTTCATAGGATGAGTTATATGATTTTGTATTACAGTAATGTTAAAATGACGTTTTTATAGACATATAGGTAGATACTTTTCTTTCATGGTACTCCTAATGATGATGGCGATGTATCCGGGCAATAATCGTGTTGGCTTATTGCTTTGGATACATCGCCATTATTTTCCGTATTTTTACCTCATATAATTATATATTATTGATGTGAAGTAATGTAATATATTTATATTTATATTTTTAATTTCTTTATAGGAGGTTTATTATGTTACAACAAGTTTCACTTTCACAACTTCAATCTGCAGTATCCGATGAGTTCAAATTCTCCGAGTTTGAGTCTTACGACTCCGAGCTCGATGTTCAAATGGAATTAGATTTATTGGATGTTATGTTGGAAGATTTGTTTTAATTAAAAAAATAGGAGAATAAAAAATGAAAAATGTATTAGCTAAAATTTTAATGTTGTTATTGGGTAAAGTGGTCTATTGGCCACTTTACTTCTATTCTGTAATGATGTGCCGTTACTTTGGTACGACGCTCGATTCCGTATTAGAAGATAATGCCCGTTTCAAATCCGAGCATGTAAGGGTCGGTAATAAGTTGGTAACCCGCTTAACTGATAAGTGGGGTAGAACTAAATACGTTTTTGCCAATATGGATGAAAATCCAAGTAAAATCTTTAAGGGTGTAAAATACGCCCTATTGTTAACTTATAATGAGTTTTCAGAGAAAGTTGAATCCGAGGTGATTGTATACCACCTCAATTTAGGCATTATCCGTTATAGCGGTAGACAGCGAGATTCCTTTTTAACATCTTTAGAACAATTAGAAGCATTGTTCTAAAGATAAAAAGAATACCTTCGGGTATTCTTTTTTTTACCTTTCTTTTCGATTATATATTATTAACGCAAGATAGAAACGATTCTATCAAATAAACTATAAAAAGGAGGTGATACTATGTATAAGATAATAGTACATAAAGGTGATTATATTACTTATAAACTAGGTGAGCGTATAGTCACAGAGCCAATCGACATAATATACCAAAAACAAAAAGGTGTCAATATATTGAATAGCGATATTCAATCGATACAACGCATAAGCGGGTATATAGAGTCCAATCCCATTAACCTTCAGGAATCATTGACGTTTCTAAATGGCGTCGAAATATATAATGATAATAATATCATTCTAAATGATAAGGTTGGATATTTTAAGAAATGTCGCTTATCGAATTCGGATGATATCATATGGGGTAAAACTGATATAGATGATGAGATTGACTCGATTGTCGCATATTTACTCGCATACAATTTAAGAAAATTGAAGCATATACGATTCCCGAGTGATGATACTATTATATTATCTTTCGGTAAAGATGTAGTTGACTGCGAGAAGATAATATCCAACTTCAATTATAACTGTGTTAGAGTTAATCGTTACAGAAAAATTGACGATAAGCTCATATCTAGGATAATACATAGTGGGTATCGTCAGATGAATACAACTCTTTCCATTTCATCCACAATACCAAATGGATTTATATCTATTATTCGTGAAGTGTTATCTGGATGGGTTGGTAAGCGAACGATTAATAAATTTAACGTCCATCGTTGTATTCCTTTCGGTGTATTCAATGCCAAGAAACTCGTTCAGCAATCATTTATTAATGGTCTATCTGACTATATTTATGATGTTACTGTCGGTCGAGGTAAATGTAATGAATATATATTCGACCTATTCCTTAGGGCGTATGGGAAGGAATTTATAATTACATATAGACTGGTACTAGAGCATTTACTCATTTCATATAATGCGTTTGTTGATATGAGTGAAAATAGTATCGCTATGGATTACTACGCAAATAGTAAATTTGCAGGTATCTATAAGAATTTTGCTTCACAGGACATACAAGAAGTCTCTCTTAGACGTGGATCGGCTAAGACTAGACAATGTTACCTAATTGAAGCAAGAAATATGATTGGAGTAAACGGCTATAAGTTTATCCACAAATAATCAATTAAATAACGATTTAACAATAAGTAAGCCATGTATGATATACTCAGTGTACGAGGCGTCTCGAAGATGTTGACATGGTGATATGCGAAGCGTGAAGATATACATATAGATCGAAAAGCTATTTATAGATATACTCCCCTATATTAGAGAAATCTATACGTGGCTAATGATAATGAGTGTATATCCATGGGGGTAAGTCGAGAGGCTCTCCATGATCGATATCTGGTTACTGCTAAAGTAATCTAGTTCTAGCCGTATGAGGTGATCTAATAGCTAGAATGGTCCGATATCGATAGAATCAATGGGTAGAGATATTCATTGGTCCGATGCTATGATAAGACAATGGTTTCGCCCTAACGTCATAGATGTTCGCACGCAACGTTATTATTGAATTAATATAGTAGCTATCAACTAGAATAAACGTATAATGAAGCTTGAGAGATATGTAATGATATATGAAGTTATGTACGGTACCTTCACCATAATAAGGTACCGTTAAAAACATAATAAGCATGGGTGAATATATCGAGAGTTACATATCCACATAAGAAGAGAATTCTTATGTGACCTTATAGAACGATGGATGAAGATATCGTTCTATAAGGGGATGGAACTGTGACCAATGGATAAGATTGGTTATGTGCCCCATTAGTAGCAATACTGATGCAAGCGACGTTATATTGAAATATTATGGCTTAGTGTCTATTGATAGTCAACCATAAAGAATACTTAATAGTATTCTTTTTTATTAACAATAGAGATTAAGCTACGTATGTCATACTTAGTTCGCGATTGGCTACAAGATGGTGACGTAGTAACATGAGAAGCGTGAAGATATACATATACTATAAAAATTAACCCATTCGGACTCAACTATATTAGAGAGGGATGGTTAGGTTAATATAGATCTGAGTGTATATCCATGGGGGTAAGTCGAGAGGCTCTCCATGATCGATATCTGGTTACCGAAAGGTGATCTAGTTCTAGCCGTAGGGGAGACCTAATAGCTAGGATGGTCCGATATCGATAGAATCAATGGGTAGAAATATTCATTGGTCCGCTATAAGAGGTGAAAGACTTATAGTGCATGCAACTTTATCTCTAAATTAATATAGTAGCTATTCTATGATAATAACGTATAATGAAGCTTGAGAGATATGTAATGATATATGAGGTTATGTATGGCGGCTCCTTTGTAGTAGAGCCAAAGTTAAAAACATAATAAACATGGGTAAGTATATCGAGAATTACATATCCACATAAGAAGAGAATTCTTATGTGACCTTATTGGTAGAAATATCTTTAAGGGGATGGTACTGTGACTGATGGATAAGATTGGTTATGTGCCCCATTAGTAGCAATACTAATGCAAGCGACGTTATATTGAAATACTACAACTTTGGTAAACTTATAGAAATATAAGTATCATAGAATAGTCAATGGACAAGGAATACCGCAAGGTATTCTTTTTTTT